GCGCGGGCCATTGCCTGAGCCGTTCCACTGGCGGTTCTGCTGTTCCTGCACTTCCTCCAGCTCCTCGAACGAGAAGTCCACGATCTCCTTGTAGGAGATGGACGTCTTGTCACGCTTGAGCAGCAGAGGCTCCGGGGCCGCAGCGTCACGGAACGACACGAACGACGCAACCGTGGTGTACGGGTCCTGGACTGACCGGTTCTTGAAGTTCAGCAGCACCGTGCCGTTCGGCCACCCCGTCCACAGGAACGAACCCATGACCGAGTCGGCATCCGGAGCCTGAGCCTTCATGCCCTGGTTGCCGCCCTTGCGGTGGTGGTGCGTCAAGATCACGGACACGCCGGTTTCGGTGATCGCTTCGTCCAAGCTGGCGAACGCCTTGGCGACACTCTTCGCGTTCTCCATGTCGCCCGTGAAGAACTTGTAGGCGGTGTCCAACACGATCACCTCAGCGTTGTTCTCCCGGATCAGGTTGATCAGGTTGTTCGCTGCGCTGGGCTGGTCGAGTTGGAGCTTGAACTTGTGGTCGATCAGCAGCTTGTCCTCTGCCGCCCCGTAGCCAGGACGCTCGTCAATGAGCGAGTTGAGCCGATCGAACAGTGATCGCTCCGACAGCTCACGGTCCAGCAGTAGCACGCGGTGCCCTGGAGTGAGCCCGTCGTTCGCCATTTCGAAGCGGCGCAGGAACGGGATGCCCGACGCGATCGAGAGCACGAGGTTCTCGATGAAGATCGACTTACCGACCTTCGGTGCACCGGTCACCAGCAGACGGCCACCCTTCGGGAGCAGTCCATTGCTGACGAGGAACACAGCCTCCGGTGGTGGATCGTTGCGGATCTCACCGAGCGACCGAACCAGGAAGGGAGACTCGGCGTTCTTGCCCCACACCAGACGCTCAAAGTCAGAGAACGAGTGATTGTCACGGATGAGGTATTCGTTGATGTCGACCTTGCGTTCACCATCAGGCAACGGCAGGACGATGTTCTTCGCGCGGAACCCGAAGGTATCCACGAGCTTCACAGCGCCGTCCTGACCAGGGTTGTGACCCTGACACTCGTCACCGAAGCCCGCATTGGCGCAGCGATGACACTCCCCTGCCTTGCGGCGGTGCGCCTCAGGGTTGTCGTTGTCCATGAGGATGTAGATCTCACGGGCATGGTTGAAGTGCCGCGACCACTCCTGCTTGAACCCGTTCGTCCCTGGAATGGACACGGCGTGATAGCCGCGACCATCAAGCAGCATCGCCTTGAGTTCACCCTCACAGATGAACACCTGATGCTTCTCGGGGTCACCACCGGCAGCGGCAGGGTTGAACAGACGCAGGACGTTCTGATCCTCAGTGTTGATGATCGACTCGCCGGTCGCCTCCCACCAGTACTTCGAACCGTTCGGCCCGCCGTAGATGGTGTTGCCCTTCTCGTTCGTGCCGCGAGGCTCCGGATCGTAGAACCGGAAAGCTACCGGGCGTCTGTTTTCGAGATAGGGAATGACGTAGTGTCCACCCTTGGACTTGTCGTCGTGGTCGAACCAACGCCAGCCGAGACGGAACTTCTTGATGGTGGCCTCAGTGAGACCCTTCTCCTCGCGGAGGTACTTCTTCTTGTCCTCCGTCAGGTTCCCCTCGTACTCGGTAAGCGTCTGATCCTTGCTCTTGTAGCGCGACAAGAGGGTGGGATCGCTTTCCACTCCGAAGTACTGCTGGAGAGTTTGCAGGTTTCCTGACTCTCCGCAGGACGCGGCCTGGCAGTAGTACTTGCTGTTCTTCGCGTTCAGGTAGAAGTTCGTCGGCTTGCCCTTGGGCAGCTGACCAGGCTCTTCGTGGAAGGGGCATTGGAACTCGAACTGTCCGTTCTGCGCGTCTTGACGTCGTGGGTGGAATCCGTGCTGCTCAAGCAGCCGCTTAGCCTGCACACCCTCAGGCACGTCGGAAAGCGCCGACGTTCGTTGCTTCTGGTTGTTCTCTACGAGAACCAGGCGTGCCACTCAGAGACTCCTTCTAACCGTTGTGATGAGACAGCAAGGCCGGGACGTGAACCATGGGGGCGATCCACGTCCCGGCCCCAGGGGTGGTTAGAAAGGAGGCTCGTCGTCACCGAACAGGTTGACGGCAGCAGCGCTCGTGCCACTGGAACCCACCGATGCCGGGGCGAGCGGGAGCAGGCCCTTGATCTGGTGGTTGATGCTGTTGTCGGCCTTGCGGGTCCACTGGCCGACGACGCCGCGAGCCTTGCGACCGACCAGCATGTCGGTGTCCAGCTCGAAGCCCGTCTCCAGCTCGCCCAGGTCCAGCAGGGCCTCGGCCCACTGGCGCAGCTTGTTGTCCGGGTGGCTGGTCAGGCGTGCCGACACCGACCCGAAGATCGTGGAGCCGACGAGGACGCCGAACTCACCCTGGAGCGAGTCAGGCAGGTCGACGATCTTGAAGCGGAAGTTCAGCTTGTCCCAACCTTCCTTGCCGTCCTTACCGGGGACGTGCCGCTCCTCGATGCTGTCGACCATCACCTGGATGATCGCGTCGTCGGGCAGCGTGAGGAAGCCGTCGCTGTTGCTGCCTGCCTCTTCTACTGTGAACTTCATGGAGTATTCGTCTCTTCTCTTTGTGGGGTTACTTCCGCAGGGCTGCGTTGGCAGCCTTGTAGTCCTTCACGCACATGACCTTCTTGTGCTTGGTCAGTGCCAGTTGGGCGATGTCGAGGTCGTCCACGGTCTTGTCGCAGACCTCGCACTTGGCGTCAGCCGCGACCTCGTACCCGATGACCTGTGCTCCGAGCTTGTCCTGGAGTAGGGCCACCGCTGCTTCCTCGGTTGGCTCCTCGGTCTGTGTAACCTCGGGCTCCGGGTCCGCCTTGGGCTCTTCCTTCTTGCTCTTGAGGTTCTGGACGCCCGTCTGAACGCCCTTCATCTCTCCCGCGTACGCCTCGATCGACTCCAGCAGAGCGATCAGGTCATCACGGGTGGCTGTCTCCTGGCCCGCTGCCTTGTCGGTCTTCCAAGCCATGAAGAACTTCGCTGCCTGGTAGCCCTTGCGGAGTGTCCAGCTGCGGAGATCCTCGGGAACGTTCAAGCCTTGTTCCGTGTAGGACTTGGTCAGCATGGTCACGCCTGAGGCGTTGATCGGACCGTCGAGTTCGCTGTCCTGTGGGACACCGGGCTGCTTCGGTGGTGCCACCTCAGCGGGCGTGCTCGAAGTTTGAGCAGCCTCTTCTGGAGCTGGAGCTGGCGGCGTGGTGGTCTCGGGAGACTCGTCGCCCTTGATGACCTCGTTGCGAGCCCTGCTCTCCACGACCTTCTGCTCGATCGCACCGAAGTGCATCTTGTGCAGGTTCTTGAAGTCAGGGTTCGGGATGATCTCCGGGATGCGGCCAGCGCCACGGTTGCCGATGGTCGGGTTCTTCTGGTCGCCCTCAGCCTTGAGGTAGTAGTTGACCTTCGTGATGCCGTCCTTGCCGGTCTCTCGCTGCCGGTACGCCAGCAGGGAGTAGTCGACATAGCCAGCGACGTCATCCTTGATGCCGCCCTGGAGAGCAGGCATGTAGATCAGCCGAGACTCTTCGTCCTGCGTGGTGGTGGTGTGGACGGTGAAGATGACGTTGATCGGCAGAGTGACGAACTTCTTGAGGATCGCGGCCATGCGCTCCTTGAGCGTGCCCCAGTCCTTCTGCTGCATCTGGGTCTGCCGGTTCTCGGCCAGGATCTCCTTCTTGAGGATGTCCTGCCAGTTGTCCAACGTGTCGATCGCGATCGTGTCGATGCTCGGCAGGCCGACCTTCTGAGCGGCCTTGGCCCGGAGAGCATCGTCGCGAAGCACCATCTCCAACTGCTGGAGCGTGTCCGTGTCGTGAACCTCTACGTACGGGACACCGAGGTGGGCGATGCTCGCCAGTCCCGCATCCGGCAGTGCTGCAACCAGCACGTTCGGAGCGGTACTGACGAACGTCGTTTTCCCTGCCTTCGGCGGTCCCTGGACGAGGATCTTGAGGTGTCTCGGGTAGTCCTCGTCGTCGGTGCGCTTGAAGACGAGTGGCATCAGGCAGACGCCGCCGTCCGGTACTGCGAGCGCACCTTCTTGTTCGGGACGCGGGTGAGGCGGTACTGGAAGTGCAGCGTCGCCTCCGGGTTGCGACGGTGCCGGATCGACCAGCCCTCGGCCCGCAGCTCGCGGACGCGACGGGTGGCAGCCGTACCGCCGACCTCGCGGAGCGAATCCCCGTCGACCCAGTCACCCTGGGTGTCGAGGAGGTAGTTCGCAACCGCCGTCTTGCAGGATTCGCTCGTCGGCGTATATGTCGACGTGGTACCAGCAGTCATTTTCTGACAGCCTTTCTTTTAGCCTCTTCGGGCCTTCGTGTGGGTATTCGGTTGTGGAACTGTGGGCCTCTACGAGCCTCTAAAGCGGATGTTACTGGGAGTGGCCCTCAATGGACCTAGGAGCGATTCCTGGTATCAGGACAACCCTTCTTGCTCACGGGAGGGAAGCCCGCATCTCTGTCGGAACTCGCAGTACTCGCAACTGGCTCCTGAGATGTCTGGAACGAAGATACCGGTAGCTACCGACGCTTCGATCTGGTCAATCGCATACTTCAAGCGGTTGTAATGGACGTCCGTCCGTACACCCGCCTCGATGCGCCGTGGGGTTCGTAGGTGGACCCACTCTCCCATGCGCGGAGCATCAATGTACTTGCTGTACAGCTCATCCCCTGTCATGACACTCCCATCCACAAGCTTCACGGGTGGAAGGTCAGTCCAGAACTCGGGTTGAGTCGTCGCGTAGCAGTACGCGTGGAACTGTATATCGTGCTGCAAGTAGTCCCGCGTCGGCTGCTTGGCAGAAGTCTTGTAATCAGAGATCAAGACTCCAAACCCTTTAGCACCCTTTAGAGGACGCAGCGCGAGTTTGTCAACGGTGCCGGTTAGCTGGTGAGAACCAATCGGCACGGTGAAAGTGTATTCACGACCTAGGACAACATCTGACTCCCACTGGATTAGCTGCCACCAGTCACGCAAGATCCTGTGCCCCATATCCCGGTAGCCACTATGGCTATTACGGGGGATGAGGTAGTCGTAACGCAGGTTGTACTTCTCCAGGTCATCCCACATCTCGTCGAACCGTGCGATGCCAGCTGCAAGGGACTGCTGCACCTCCATCACGAAGACGGCCTCGTGGATGACGCTGCCGAACGAGAGAGCGCTGCTCTGCTCGCGAGGGACGCCGTCCTCATGGCTGAACTTGTACTTGAGGGAACAGTCCATGAACTGCTTGATCGTGGACTGTCTGATGATCACTGCGGGGCCTGACACTTTCTGTGGACACGACGAACCAAGCCCTCGTGCTCACGGGGTGAGGGGCGTCACCAGGAGACGTTGGTCGACTTTGGTTTCGATCCACGACCTCTTGGGTAGCCGCTGTAAGTTCTAACAGATGGGTCCGACAGTCCGCTACACCCAGATCTAACACAGCTTGGACTTTCCGTAACGATCGCCACGACAAATCCGGACATATGCTGACAAATAAGTGGGGCAAACCTGGACAAGTTGCGGCTGCAACCAGCTACGCTAGGTAGCCGTCCAGCTCGCCTAGCAGATCAACTAGATGATCGTCAAGGTGATCTTCGAAGGCGCACACGACCTCTGCTGGGTCCACGGTCCCACCAAGCCCCATCTCCCACTCGCAGAAGAGGCAGGACATGGCGGGACCCTCACATCACGCGACGCGGTGACGTCCGCCAGAAGGCGGGTCAGACACGTTCAGACTGTCCAGTGCCGATGGGTCGAACTCTCCCTGATCTGGTACGTCCTTCGCGGCCCCGAGACCAGCGGGCAGGAGTGATGCACCCACCGTGCCGGGGATCGCCAGCGCACTGATGCCAGTGAGCAGAGCCGTGAACGCAACTGGTACGGCAACCGCCAACGCGCCCTTCCAGTCAGCGTGGGAGACTGACAGCACGTTCGTGGCAGACAGCGTTCCGACGAACGACTGGAGGAACGTCTTCACCACACGAAGACCAAGGTCAGCCCAGTTCGGGAGGGACGGAACCTTGAACGTAAGAACGGACGTCAGAACGGACACGATCGCCGCGAACCCGGCAGAGTCCAGAGCGAGCATCCAATGCTGTCCCGCAGCTAGTACTCCAGCCGGGAACATGACGACAGCAAACTGCTGAATGAACGTGCGTGCGGCACGCTCAGCGGGGTCGACGACGTACGCGACAACCCATCCTGGGAGCTTCATCGAGTTACCTTTCAGCCGACCCGCAGAACCCATCCGACATGGATGAGGTTCGGGTTCTTGATCAGGGACTTGTTCCAGGCCATGAGCTGCTGGACCGTCGTGCCGTACCGGTGGGCGATGACCGACAAGGTGTCGCCGCTGACCACGCGGTACTGCTTCACGTGCGTCACTGGTCCTGGCGATGGCTGTGCGCCACCAGGGACGACCAGCACCTCACCGACGCGGATCAGGTTCGGATGGGCTCGCAGTGACGGGTTGAGCTTGACCAGCTCGGCCACGGTGGTGTGGAAGCGCTGGGCGATGACGGTCAGGTTGTCGCCGGAACGCACGACGTACTTACCGCTCGGCACCGGGTGTGGGATTGGTGGCGGCGGTGGCGGCGTCGGAACCGGCCCACCCTCGGAAACCTTGAGCTTCCAGCCAACCTGGATCAGGTTCGGGTTCTTGATGATCGGGTTCCAGGCTTCGAGCTGGGAGATGCTGGTGTGGAAGCGGTTCGCGATGGCACCGAGGGTGTCGCCAGCCGAGACGATGTAGGTCGCCGTGTTCCCGTCGCCGTGGTGACCACCGCCGCCGTTACCGCCATCACCGCCAGTCGTGACGGAGCCGTCGTGGCTCATCCAGGAGCCGTTACCAGCCTGGAGCACCTTGTTCTCGTCGCAGCCGCCGTTGAACCACTGGCTGCCGTTCTGGAACATGTGGGCCTTGCCGATGCGACCGTTCGACCAAGCAACCGTCTGCCAACCGAAGCTGGCGACACCGTTGTTGATGCACAGGTCGACGACGTCGATGCCCGAGTAGATGTCGGCCTTGTAGTAGTCACCCAGGGCCTCCTGGGCAGCTCGCATGTAGGCCAGCACGGCGGCGTCGTTGCGGGCGCTGGTGTCGTGGGAGAAGTAGATGCTGGCACCCTTGGGGTATCCGAGCGCCTTCGCCTGTGCGAGCGCTACAGCGCCGTCGTGAGCGCCAGCAGGAGCGCCCTCCAGCATGCGCCCCTCGTACCACTCGTAGTTGAGGATGATGTCAAGGCCAGCGGCCAGCAGGGCGTCCTTCTCGGCCACCGTGATGCGCTTCCATGCGGTCGCACTGACAGGCTCCGAGAGATACCGACAGACGCCAACGACACCGAGCTTCTTGAGTTCGTGCGGGTCAGGCCGCGCACCGGAGTAGTCGAGCCAGATTTCTGTCATGCACTGGCTCTCGACCCCTTAGCCCCTGAAATTAAAGGGTGTTCGGATTCGGACGGACGGCGAAACCGAAGTTGTGAGTGGCCTTGGAGGCGACCGGAGCGATGCTCAGCTCGTCAGGAATCCAGTCCTCCTCGCCCTCTTCTACGTACTCGATTTCCTCTTCTGGGACGACCTGGAAGTCTCCACCGTTCATCTGAATCCATTCGACCTGCTGCTCTTCAACGGCAGTGTCGTCTCCGGTTGCGATCAGCAGGCGTCGCTTCTTGGTCTTAATACTGATGCGCATCCGTTTCTCCTCAGTGGACCAGGCAGGTATTTCCGACTCGAACAGTGCAAGTTCCCCCCACGCCGACCGGGCCAACGCTCGCTACTGGTGGCACCGATACGGGAAGGTGCACGACCGTGGGAGAAGGAGTTGGAGATGGTGATGACGTCGGGCGGGGCGAAGGTGTGGGGTGCGGTGACGATGATGGGCGGGGTCCGGCTACTACCGTCTGGTGGGCATTACCGGACCCCGGTTGGGAGTGCGACTTATTGGTCGCAGCATCACCTCCAGGGACCTGCCCAGACTTTGAGCGGCCCTTTTCTGGATTCATCGGATGCTTGCCGTACAGGCGGAGGTTCGGGTCCTGGCCGTATGGCGGACAGTGGTAGTAGTCGCGGAACTTCTTGATGATCGGCATCTTCGGGTTATTCGGAGTGGGTGCCACCAAGTAGCAGGCGAGCTGGTCAATCTCGTGATCGACGCGCTGCTGATCCTCCATGCGAGCCAGATGAGCACCACGCACATAGTTGCTCAGGTCACTCTCTGCCTGGAACAGGCTGAACAGTGCCCAGCCGACAGTGAGCACGAAAATGACGAGCGCCAAAATCAACAGCCGCAGTGAGACACTGAGAGTAATCTTCTTGCCGATGATCCGCTCATCCTTGTAGAAAGGAATGTGCGGGACCTCAGACTTCTTGCGCTTGCGATGCAGCGCCATCGTCGCCCCTCTCGTGGCTGGTCACCACTGGGTCGCCCGTGCCTGGGTCAACGCCAGCGCGCCAGCAATATCTCTCCAGTTCATCGACACGATCAGTCAGTGATTCGTTACGGAACTCCAAAGTGGCGACTCGACGCTCAGCCACTTCGGCGCGGCGCACCAACTCGTCAACGTAATCCTCTTCGGATGGATGGTGACCATGGCGACGCGTGAACGTGGCCGCGAACCCGGTGATTGCGGCAGCGAGCACTACCGCACACGCACTGACGATTGCCGCCTTGAGCGTGTTGTCCGGAGGTGGAGGGGTCAGACTTCCCTCAGCGAGGATGTAGAGGATCTCATGCACGCGACCCTCCGTCTCGCGTCGCTGGGCGCGTGACTGTCTTAGGAGCACTGACAATCAGGGCGAAGCTCAGTGCGGCGATAAGTGCATACCAAGCTGGAGCTGACAAGTCCGGCTTGTGCAGGACCCACCCGCCTACGATGAGACAGGTGGACATCAGGGAGTAGAAGAGAGTCAGAAGAAGCCCGACAGCGGTAAACCGCTTACCTGCGGGCCGAGCTGCCACCAAGAACGCGAGTACGAACAAGACCGCGCCGTGTACGCGGATGTTCAGCTCG